AAACAATCAAACGGAAAAATAACTAATACACCAAATAATAACTATAAAAATAAAGATTGGGATAATAAAACACCAAATAAGATTTATTTTAATGAATTATTTAGGGTTAGTAAAAATCAGATAATTTGGGGAGTAAATTATTATAATTATAATTTGATAGGTGGCAGAATAGTTTGGGATAAATTAAACGATAATTGCGATCAATACGATTGTGAAATTGCTTATAATAGCTATAATAAAAGAACTGATATAATTAGGTATAAATGGATAGGTATGTTTCAGGGTAGTCAAATAAGTAAAAATTTTGAAAAAGCGAATAAACAGCAGGGTAATAAATTACTAAATGAAAAAAGAATACATCCAACACAAAAGCCCGTTAAGCTCTACGAGTGGTTACTTATGAACTACGCAAAAGAAGGTGATAAGATTCTTGATACTCATTTGGGCAGCGGTTCAATTGCAATAGCTTGTCACAATCTTGGATTTGATTTGGTTGGTTGCGAGCTAGATAAAGAATACTATAATGCAGCTTGTAAGCGATTAAAGCAACACCAAGCACAAAAAAGGTTATTCTAATGACTGAGGCAAAAACAATAGAGTTACTTAACTCATTATTTGATCTTAAATTAAAAAAAGCAAAAGGTAAATTTTGCTCTTACGATGCAGAGGACTCAAAGCATATAGTAGAAATAAAAAACAGACGTAGCTACTACCCGACTAAAATGATAGAAGCGTCTAAGCTATTTACCAATTTTCAAAAGGCTCAAAAGTCAAACAAGTATTTTATTTATGTAGTGACGGATAAAAAAGGCGTTTTTATTTTTAATATAAGCAAACGAATAGACGACATAGTTTCTTTAGGTATTCAGAAAAGTGAGCAACCTGTTTCAACAGATTTTAAGGACGATTCTAAAATTTACAAGTATTACTACAACCTACCTGAAGATATGGTATCCGAAAGCAGGTTAATAGAATAATTGTCTTATATTAGCCTGTTGGTTAAACATTTGATGTTTATAACTGTGTTTGTTTATTGTAGGAGAGGGGCATTTTGCCTCTCTCTTTTTTTGTAAATTACTATATGGCTAAACGAGCGACTGAGGTAAAAAAACTAGACCAGGCTTTAAGTAAGTACGTAAGGTTTAGCAATGCAGATAGGCACGGCAACGTCTCTTGCTTTACTTGTCAAAAATTAGTTGATTGGAAATACGAGTGTGATTGTGGGCATTTTCAAAGCAGGTCGAAGTATAGTACAAGGTGGTTGTATGATCCTGACAACGGACTAACCAACGTACAGCCACAATGTAAGCATTGCAATTTGACAAACGGAGGTCAGCAATGGTTGTTCGGTGCTAGGTTAGATGCGGTTTATGGTGAAGGTACGGCAATGAAAATTGTGAGAATAAGTAACGAGACACGCAAAATCTCAACACAAGAAATAATTGAAATGCGCAAGGAGTTTACAGATAAATACAATGAGCTGTGTAAGAAAATTCTTTGAAGACAACTACGACGAACTGCTTAAAGTTGCTACACGATATGTAAAAGAAAACGGTGGCGATCTACTTAACGACCTTGCTATTTTCTACTTAGAAAAGCCTAATGAGAAACTAGAAGAAATGTGTAAGAATGGCGAGCTAATGAGTTATATCTGTCGCACTATGGCAATATGTGGATTTAGCAAAACAACCAGGTATTACTATAAATATTTAAAACACAGAGAGAAGCTAGTAAATTACCCTTTAGCTTTATTAAGAACAAAAGAAGAGGTTATTGAAAACGAAAGAGAACCAAAAGAAACTTTAGATTTTATAAATAGTATATTGCAAGAAATAGATTGGTTTGAATCTGAAGTATTCAGAATCTATTATATGCACAATCATTCATTAAAAACATTATCCGATGCAACAGGAATCAGCAAAAGCACCCTCTACAACGCCCTCAAAAAAGCCCAAGAAGAAATCAAAGAAAAAGTCAAAAGGCTTGGGAGATACGATAGAAAAAATAACAGAAGCGACAGGAATTAAAGCCGTAGTTGAAGCCGTAGCAGGTGACGACTGTGGGTGCGCTAAACGTAAGGAGTGGCTTAACAAACGCTTTCCCTATGCAGAAACTATGTCTGACAAAGACAAAGAAGCATTTAAAACCATACTTAAACCTGCTAAGGAACGCAATAAACTTTACGCAGGTGAAATGCAACTTGTAGTAGATATGTACGAGCGTGTGTTTAAGATGCGTAAAAAGAAAAGCAGATGCGGTTCGTGTATGCTAGGCTATCTTAACGAATTAGAAAAGGCATACGAAGCTGCGTGTGATGAGTAAGATTTTATGCCCTGCTATATTCGACGGATATACTCGACGTAAGGATAGGAGCGTAAGCCTACGATTTATAACTCAGGAGAAAACCTCATCTGAGATTATGGACATAGACGCTACGCTAGATCAATTTGGCATACTCTATTTTAGGGGTGAAGAGAAAATGAACGCTGACGAGATTGAGGAACTAGATAGTATTGACCTCGACGTATATGACGAACCCAAGTCACAATCGCAACGGCTAAGAAATGTTTTATATATACTATGGAAACAGGAAGGTGAAAGAGGGGACTTTAAGAAATTTTACAAGCAAAAGACTGAAGAGATAATACAACACTTCAAAAATAAACTAGAAGATGGAGCTTAAAGAACCAAGAGATAAAAAACACGAACAATATATTAGGTATTGGCACAACCAACCTGAGCCTGCTAAAGACGACTATTTTAGGTGGTTTGCTTACTGGTTTTACAAAGTGAACTACAAACCTATTGAAAACAACAATAAATAACAATGAAAGAATTTATTTATCACGCTTTAGGAATATGTGGAGAGCATACGCACCCTAACCTATTAAATATATCTTTAATAGTTCT